CCCATGTGTTTGCGTTGCTAGAACTTAGCCCCGCCTCTGGTGCGATGTAGTCCACTTGGTAGGTGTCAGTCGAGTTTGGCGTTGGAGCCAATGTAATGACCGTCCCAGCCGTTCCTGCGGTCTTTGTGCTGTAGAACTCTGGGACACCCTGCGTGGCTGAGTTGGGCCAGTAATCACGCAGATATGAATCAATCCTGTGATCTAGGTATGACACGTTGCTTGAGATTGTCACCGACACCTGACGTATCATCCGCGCTGATGCGACTGTATAATCAAATGTGCCTGCAACCATGTTGGCTGATGTGGTCAACCTAAAGCACGGCAGGTTTGGCAGGCGCTGGAAGATCATGTCTTCGGCCTGCGCTATGATTTGGTCTATTGACGCCGTTAGCTCTGTGGAATCGTCTTCCAAGAAGTTTTGGATGTTTGCGACTAAAGTTGTGTAGTTCATTTAGTTACCCCATGTCCCTTCGCCCCAGTCACCAGACCCCCAGAAAGTTTCGTCTATAGATATACTTTCGTTTCCTACGGCACCCGTGCCAGCCACCCCAGCTTCTGCGATTGTTAGTTCTAATGCTTCGGTGCCAACTGCACCCGTGCCAGCTACTCCAGCCTCATCAATTGATAGGTTAAGAGCCTCGACGCCGACACCACCCGTGCCACCGCTCCCAGACACGCCCTTGACGGCTGTAGGCGTTATAGTTCCAACAGCGCCCGTGCCACCAACGCCAGTTTCATCAATTGACATTTCCAGCACTTCAACGCCCGTGCCGCCCGTTCCGCCTGTGCCTGCTGGGCTAGGCTCACTGGTAAGGGACAGAGACACATTGCCAACGTGAGCAAACGCAGGGACGCCCACTGGTGGCCGCAACCTTGGGTCAATTGTCCAGTCTTGGGTAAACCCAATGTAGACAGCTACATTCTCAGGATCTGTATCTGGGCGTCCGTTAAACAGCGCGGTTGCGTCAACAACATTCTTTGCGGGAGTGAGCTGCGGTTGCTTTGGCTCCCAATCTTCTGGCGAAACACGCAAGCCATCCCAAGTGGTCTTCAATTGGGTATATCTGACCCGAAGACCGCTTCTGTCGCTTATCGCGTAGGATTTTTTTCCTCTTGCGTATTTTGCCATTATGATAAGTTCAGCGCGGTTGGCTGAATCCTTAGACTTACACCATCATTGTCAGTCGCCGCCGCAAAGGCAAACGCCCGTTCGTACATTTCATTTAGGATCTGAAACTTGTCGTTTGCAAACTTCAGTGATAATTTACTTGCCAGCCCAGCGCAGATGCACTCGTTCCAGCGATATGGGATGTCCGCATCTTGATTGGACGCCGTAACGTCCTCAAGTTGGTTCACAGCCCAGTATATGATGCTATACGTTGTCTTGTTTGGTATTTGCCAAAGATAAATAATCGGCGTTATCTGCTTGTCCAGCATATACTGGCTTGGCTTGCCCAGTGATGTCTTATTTGGGAGCTGGTTATAGTCAGAGATCGACACGCGGTTAATGATCTGGTCAGACGTATCTGTGCCAGAGCTATCGCGGATTACGGCATCCATGATGTCAATTGTGCCTGCGGGTAGCGTGTAAGGCGTTGTCTGGCCGTTTACGAGCGTCAAAGTGTTCTGTGATAGCGCCCAGTAGTTAATACCCCTATTGGCCCACTCAGAGAAGAGGAGGTTAAGGCTGCGCCGTGCTGACACAGCCCTATCGCCTGTCTGAACTTGTGGATCAAGACCGCAACGCTCAAACGCCTCAGTGATTATTTCCTGAATGTCAGGTCTAAACGCTACGGTTCCCGAAGTTGCCATGTCGTACCTCTATTAATATTTTTTAACGGCGCGAATAATCACTTGATATGCATCGCCAGCCGCTCCAGCCCCAGTTGTTGTAAACTTGATGTCGCCTGTGCCGTTAGCACCGTATTCCGCGCTATTGGGTAGCCCACCAAATTTCTCAAAAGTTTGGTATCCCTGCTGATCTTCTGCCAGATGCAAAATAATAATATCAGTATCTGCGTCTGCCAGTACCTCAACTGTCATTCCATGCAAAATCCACTGGCATTCAACAATGCGTACACCCGTGCAGGTTGCGCCATTTGCATTTGCCGCGAGGGCAGACACATCTATTTTAGCCACTGCGCTTTCGTTTCCACCATCGACATATTGATATTGGAATGCAAATACGCACTCATGTGTGTTGTCGATGATCGTAGTCGATGTTGTAATGTCGGCCATATTAATCTCCTATGGTTATAGGTGGGAGCCGAAGCTCCCAACCAAAATGATTATTAGGCAATTTGAACGTACTCAACGATGAACGTAAACGAACCCGCTGTCGTAGCATCCACTGTGTTAGTAACATTACAGTAAATTGTACGCTCTGCTGAAGCATACTGAGCAGAGATAGGGGCCGTGGCGGCGTTTTGAGTAGTAGCAACCAAGGTAGTAGTTGTTACGTTTCCAACGACAACTGTTGTACCGCCATCTAGGATCTCATCTGCGATAGCAGCAACAATTTGCGCACCTGAACTAGATGTTCCAACTTCATAGCCAATATCACCTGTTCCAATAACAGGAGCAACATCACAAAATATCTTAATGTTTGTGATGATTGTGTTTGCTGGCTGAGTAAACTCACCAATAGTCGGGCTGTCACCTGCTGTGGTGTTTACTGTAACGCCTGTGGCGAAGCCAACGTGCTTTACATATTTGTCGGTGACAATACCTGTGGATGCAATAGTTGCAATGTCTGTATAAGCACCAGTTGTTGAATTTTTAGAGACAACTTGGAAGCCGCCTTCTGAGCGCACTGGTCCTGTGAATGTTGTGTTAGCCATGTGATTCTCCTGTCGTGGCAAATGTCAGACGCACCATGCGGCTGTCAGGGATATTGAGACAATACATCACATCGTTTTAAAAAGAAAGAGGCGATCCGAAGACCGCCCCTTAATTACAATACTGTTAAAAGTATTATGCTGCGCCTTCAGATCCGAAGATGCCGCGCCAGTCAGTAACACCGAAGCTGTAACGCTCACGCACTTTGTAGCGCACGTTGCCAGTCTCGAAGTCGCCTTCCATGCCTTTTTTCATAGGCGAACGCTGGAACATTTTCAGTCCATCAGGAACATCAGTGGTCACAAAGAACGCATCTGAGTCTGTAAGACGGCGCATCACATGATAACCTTTTGGCAAGTAGCCGCCAGATTTAATCGCGTTGATGTCGTTGTCAGCAGTACCAGTGCGAAGCTGTGATTCCAGCAGACGCTCTGCAACAAAGGTGTAAGCTGTTGGGATAACCAACTGCGTACCTTGGGCAGCAATCCGAAGACCACGTTCGTCCTTCATATCCGCGATTTGGATAAGAATGGCTTCAAGTGATGTCTCAGACAAGTCAGCCGCTGTGGCTAACGTGTTAGACTGGTTGCCGTTCTGCGTTGGGTGCGCTGTACTCAGTAGAGTTACGCCATCGCCCCCGGTTGCGGTTGTCGCGTTATTCAAGACGTTGGCGGCTTTGATTTCCTTAGTGGAAGCCATAGACCGGGCAAGAGCCTTGGTGTAGCGAGAAGCGATTGAGCCGTACTGGCCATCCTCTTCAGCTTCCTCAGTGATTGAGAATGCCAAAGCAACCGTTTCGTGCTGATAACGTGCAGTCCACTGCTGGCCAGCGTCATCATAAGAGATGGCGGAGCCTTCAGATTTAGTTGGCGCAGAGCCAAAACCTGCGAGCAGCACGTCCTCCTCGAATGCCTTCTGAGAGGTATTCGATTCAAACACTGCTTCATATTCCGCAGGGTAACTGTCGTATTCGAGGCCAAAGAGGGTGTTTAGACCCGGCTCAAGCATTTTAGCAAAACTTGCTCTATTCATAGCCATGATTTAAATCCTCCTTAAATGCCAGCGACATTTGTACCAAGCAGGTGTTCGTTAATTGTCACCTCCATGATAGCGTTCGCACCAAAAGCATTATCTGGGGCATCGTAAAGCGCAATGATCTTGCAGGAAGCAATTCCCGCAGCCATCGTGCCGCTCAGTTCAAAACCAGATTGACCTGTCGTGGTCGAACCTGCGCCTGCAACAACATCGCAACAGTTGCCAATGTTTGTTTGTGCAGTCGTGCCAGCAGACTGGGCTTTAAACACTGTGTACGGGCAGTCATAGACATAAGCTATAATATCCGTAGCAACTGTGCCTGACGGCCAGTATTCACTGTACTCATATGATCCATCTGATGCGGTGTATGACACCCCAGCAAAAACACCAATGTTATTTACTTCTGTTGCCGTGTGTGGAGTAAGAGTACCACCCGCAATAATAATAACCAGATCACCTTTAAAGATGTTCTCTGCCAAACCAGAGGCAATGGTATATTTATTTGTGCGTGGCGCATTACCCGACATATGGCGAATTGGGACAAACCCAAAGGCAGCATCAACATTTGCCATTTTTTCGCTCCTATAGCGTTAAAGTTAATCGCTCATGGCAGAAAGATTTCTGCCGCGACTCATTTCAGACTTCCGTTCCTGATGGATTGGTAGCCCATTACGCCGTCCTAACGCATCGAGATCGCCTGCAACGGATTCGTTTTGCTCACCATTCTTGTTAGAATAGTATTCCTTCATTGATCTATGCCGCTCTTCTGGCATTTCACAGAGCAACATTCCTTCGATGCCTGTACAACCTTCCCACTGTCCGTGATTAATAGTCGGAAACAACTTGCTAGTCACAGTTTCAGCTTTGCGCGGTTCCCACCCTTCACGCATACGTTTGTATACGTTGTCTGGTGTATCTTTCCCTTGAATCGAGGTCGCTACCCACCTTTGAACATAACCGGGACGTGCATCAGGTGCATCCAAAAGTGCTGGGGGTTTCCATGCTGTTTCACGACGAGCTTGCTCATCGCGCATGGAGCTGCGAGTTTCTTCCGCACGAACATTTCTTTTCTCAGTCATAACTATTGTTCCCTTTGCTGACGACGAATTTCAGCTTCATATTTTTTAAGGCCATTTTCGTCATTAATACCAAGTTCCCGTGCCATTCTAAGATGATCTTGCGACATTCTAACTCTATTGCCCTTGTAGCTTGAACCGCCTGTAGTGGGAGCGACTGGTGGTCTACTTTTTGTTCGTGGCTTACTTGGACTTGATCCAGAAGATAACTCAGGAAATACTTTTTGTAAACGGCTGTTTAAATGATCGTAATAATCGTCCGAATTTTTGTCGAAACCTTCTAAGTCAAGTTGGACATCAATCGCACGGGCCGCTGCTGTTTCTCGTTCAAAACCTGCGGCATTGAACCAGTTATTTTGTTGCCACCAAGACATAGCTTTGGCAGGAGCTGGGTTTTGTGCAGCTTGCTGCGCGCGGCCCACGGTAGGTGATACCGAACGCTGCTGACGTTGCTGCTTCTGCATTTCCGCAATACGCATAGCCGCGCGCATGTCGGCCATTTGCTCTTGGAAGTTTACTTGAGCATCTGTGTCACCTTCCTCCACAGCTTTGTGAAGAGCTGACTTGGTTTGCTGGTAACGCTGATTAAAGTTCTCTTCAGCAGATTTCTGAGATCCTTGCTCCAGCCGTTCGAGACGTTTTTGGAGCTGGGAGTTTTGCTCTTGGATTTGCTTTGCTTGGACTTCGGCTTCCCTGCGCTGCGTAACGAGCTTTTGGATGCGCTTTTGGACTTTTGGGCCATAGTCATCTCCTTTTTCTTCGGAGACATCTACAGCCTCCTCACGGGCTTCCTGTACGGGATCGTCGATGACCTCTATCTCAAAGTCCTCCACTTCACCCTTGGCCTTTTTAATTTCGGCCTCGATTTCATTCATAATTTCATTGTCTGCCATTTGGATCACCCCACATATGCCGCGACATCAACCCCGTCTGGCAAGATCGATGTGATTTCATCATCGTTCAGCAGAAGGAACTTAACGCCTTTTACAACAATTTTCTGACCAGCGTATTTTCCATAGGTCACGCGATCTCCAACCTTGGGAAAGATTTCTGAGCGCCAACATTTGCCAGTGTCACGATCCCGATATGCCAAGTCGCCCTTGGCGCAAACTACGCCGTGAGCTGTTAGGTATTCTTCGTTGTCTTTGGATGATTCTGGCAGAAGTATGCCGCCTGATGTTTTTGCCTTTACCTGATTAGGTTGGACTAAAACCTTCCAATTCAGTGGAATTGGGAGTAGATCAGATCCGATTGTAGCTTCGGTTTGATCATCGGTATAGATTTTATCATGTTGATGAGACACGTCATACATCCTCTTCATTTATATTTTTAATCGTCTCGCGGATAATTTCAGATGCTTGCATTAAGCCCTCTGAAATCCCTACGTTTTTTTGGTATGAGCTAAAGTCGGACATTCGACCATCGACCATACTCTCAGCTATCTCCATCCTTTGTTTGTCCAGATTTATTCTGATCTGTTGCAGCAGATCGCTTACTGTCATTTTTGACACCTCCTGACATGGATACGCCAGTGACGTGAACAGTCACATCCTTTTTTTCATCTGACATTTAGTATCCTTTCTT